TCATGTCTATCTGGGTACGGTTAAGCGTGTTCTGAAGACCAACATCCATTTGTGATCCTTGAATCACGTGTGGCGGAACCTGGCCATCTACATGATTGGCTAGCAGTATTGGGTCGTCCTGCGTGCTTAACCTTGCGTTTTGAGCCTCATGGCCTTGGGCCTGCTCTGGCGTCATGTGGATTTTATCTTTTCGGCCTAAAGCGCCATCGTTGATATCTTTCGACGTGCCGTAATCATAGATGCGCTGGGCATCCATTAGCTTGCGCGTTTCTCCTCGGTAATATGGGCGCTTGTTTAGTATCTGAAAATTAGCCATAACCTGCACTACAGGGATGTAACTAAATGCTGTCTCGGCCTCTTCTGTTAGCCATCCACCGCCATCAAGCTTACGCATAAAACAGGTTGGTAGTGGGCGCTCTTTCTGGCGAACTGACCTTATCCCACGCTCCGACAGTGAGGATTGAACCTCTTGGTACTCTTCATCGGAAATAACACGGTTATCACTAAGGAGATGGAGAAGGGTTTTAACCTCTTTGATGTAGTAGTAATCACTCACTGTAATGCTGTCTTTCTTCTCTGATGAACACTGACTTACGCGATAATCATAACCAAAATCACTAAGCGACTGTTCCGACCCTTCGGGGAATAAATCGCTGTACTCATCTTTAGTTAGGTCGGTGTCTACAAATCCATGTTTAATATCGCTAGGTTTTGTTGCTGCAGATATACCAAGCAACCACACACGGTTAACGGAATCAGGAATCTTTTCAATCAGGATGTCTTGATCGAATGCGTCTACGTCTGCCCAGTCGTGGGTGATCATCCATGCATCGTAAGCGTGGTCCACAATGTTGCGTGCAGCATCACTGTAAATACCTACCGCGTCCGACATATTAGAAATCGTTCTAATCATCTTTTCGTAAGTGGCCGCAATCTCTTCAGTAGCGTCAGAACCTACCGGTATAACTTGCCCGCCAATCTCTTGCTGTTCTATCTGGCCAGCGATTGAATCAATAATAGGCTTAACCAGGTCTATCTGATATCGCGGCTTTCCTGCGAACCGCTTAGTCGCGTATTCTTCCCAGTGGCCGTACTCATCAGCGTTAAAGTGAGCCTCCTCGATAGCGCCCACACGAGACTCGCGCTCGTCATTCTGGGCCTGCTCTCGCAAATCAACGGCTTTCCTGAAATCTTTATCTTCTTCACTCATAGTATGGTCTCATACTGTATTGGCTCAAACGCCAGCTTAACGACTACGCTAGCCGGATCAAAGGAAAGCACAACCGCATCAAATAAGTTGGGCGACGGTATTTTAATTCTATCCCCATTGGGAAGCATGATACCACGGCGCAACTCTTCCTTTGTATAGAAGTTAACCGTAGGGCCGGGCTTGATTGGGGTCTTACACGCTTCAGCTTTTAGCTTCTCCATCATCTCTGGTTTGATGGTCCCACTATCAAAGCTGATAAGTGTATCTGGGTCTTGATATCGCTTAGATGGATCTGTTACAGCCTCGTGTGTTCTGAATATTCTCTCAGCCAAGCTTATAACGTTCTGAGCCTTCCTATTCTTAAGCACGTCTTTGTTCTTTAGATTATCTGACCGATTGGTAAGGTTTGCCGTTTCGCTCTTAAAGGGCGCGTTAGGCTGATATACCGAGTGCGAACCCTTGTACGCAAATATGTTTGTATTCTTACCTGAGAATGCCTTATCGACGTTATCCCTAAGTGTTGCACCTAAACCGTCCGCGTCATAACCAAATGAGTCACAGCCGTCGAATATAGCTCGCTTACAGGCCTCATCCATCTTGCGGTTGCCGTTCTCGCCTTGAATCTCATCAACACTAAAGAAAACCACACCTTGTCTTGATGCATAACCAAACGGATCACTACCAACATCTGAAGGGTCTCCAGAGGTGACTACTGCGCCCTTAGCCTCAAAGCCCAGCTTTTTGTGGGCGTCAATACATGATTTAAACCAGTCCTCTTGGATAACGGAGGTCATAACATCGTCATTGAATGCACCTTCCCATATACCATTAAATCTAGATTGCGTCATAAACCCCCGCTTAACCTTGTCTCGATCCTTTTCAAGTTCGCCCTGTAGGGATTCGTCGTGCTCGAACCACGGATTGTCAGCATATGTAAGCTTAACGATCATGTGGTGCTTGTCCTCGTAGAATCCGCACTTATCAAGCTCAGCTTGGTACGGAGTAATAAACTCTTTGCTCATTGCATCCTGAGAGCTTCCTGTATTCCATAGATACCAAAGCTCAGCACCTGGCATATCTCGTAACGTTGGACCAAGCGTATCAATCGTCTTCTGGCAAGTACCCTCAGCCTCCTCCATTAGGAACCGCTTAAAGTCTGCCGTTCCTTTCATATCTAAGATGTTTTTCATACCGCCAAATACGAATTTACCCGCGTTTGTATTTCTTATTTCCCACTTAGACGGGACCGACATGAACCCACCAAGCCCCATCTTACGTATAGTGCTTTCAATTCCTGAATATACCGATTCCCTTAGGGATGTCATTCGCTCACGTAATACATACGCTTTATTGCCGCATGAGTGAACATCAGCTACGAATATGTTTTGCGCGAACCTAGTCTTTGTTGCGCCCCTTCCGCCAAACAATCCCTTATATTTTTTATACTTAAGAATGAATGGTTCTAGCTTCTCAATAAGTAATACGCTTGGCTCTTCATCTGTGGGGTACATATCCCCTATCTCGCCTTTCCACCGCCGTATGATATTAGGTACTAAATCACCATCAATCTTATCTACCCGATCAATTACACCGTACACTGTCTTTTCTAATGAGCCGGTTTGAGCTAATACAAGAGGCTCCATGGCGTCTAATCGTTTAGCTAGGCTGAGCATTAAGCATCTCTTCTAGCTTTTCAATTCTAACCTTAAGCTCTGTATTAACCTCGATTTCAATAGCACCCTTGATTGAGTTGATAAGCATACTAGCTACATCGGGTGGTATTTCCCCATTACTTACAGCGTCGAGTAATTGGCTAACCTGCTGCACTGGGGTTCCTCTTGCGTTGAAATTGAACTCAACATCAGGCATCACTGATTTTTTAAGCGGAGAGAATCTATTCAATACCTCTCGAAGTGCAAAGGAGTCTTCAGGATCTAATGCTCTAGTAACAAGCATTTCATAGAACCCTTCCTCCGTTTTGCCTTGCTTTTCGAGAGCGTCAAGAATTTTGGTCCGTTCAGACTTGCCGCGCTTGTTGTTCTGCCCCGATTTAAAGCTTGTCGATGATGTAGCCATGCTAGCCCTCAATTAACCCTCAATTGTCAACATCATAACATTTCTTTAACACGCGTCACCAATGGTAAACGTGGCGTCATTACCAATAAACACCTTCGGTGTAGCGTCCGTATATGTTCCGCACACCGTCCAAGTACCGCCTTCAGTAAAGTCTGTGGCTTGAGTGGTGAACTCCATATACTCACTTGCGAGCAATGAGCCTAGATCGGGATCTGTAATAGGTGTTGCTGGTGCTGTCACCCTGGGATTTGATATTGTTGTTGTATTCCCGCTAGGATCTGTAAATTTTAAATCAAGCGCTGTGCTTGAACTCATATCAAACTTAGTAGAGTAGCGAAACGTCTTACCCACTTCTGTAGCTTTAATGCCCATAATTAACCTTCTGTACCTTGATCTGAAGCGTTTATTCGCCCTTCAACACTTAACCCTGTACCGTCTATTATGCCCGATACAGAAAATGATTCAAAAAACAAGCCTGTAACACCCTCGCCATTATCAATGATTCTAGCGTCAACACTTGTGCCGTTTGGGTTTATATCGCCCTCTACTGCAAATGATTCTGTAATCAAGCCGTTAACCCCCTCGCCTAGCTCTAGTATTCTTGCGTAAACTCCTATGCCATTAGCGCTTAATAGACCCTGGACCGCAAAGGATTGAGCTATCTCACCAGCAACACCTTCACCATTTGAAATTATCCTAGCCGCTAATGCCGCGCCGGTTTCGTCTATCTCGCCTTCAATGGCAAAAGATGTGACTATTAAACCTTCAACACCTATACCCGGTACAGGCTCCGCTACTGAGGTTGCGCCCCAAGAGTCTAGCCATGCTGTTAGCCATGAGTTGCCCCACGAGCTAGCCACTTATGGCCCCCACTCATCACCAGATGCGCCTGTACCCGATACTGTTACATCATTTACTGATTGAATGTTGGAGTCTACTTGGTTGGCCACGGTGTACGTTAGCGGGTCCGTCTTAACCTTAACGGCGTCTGATACGGTTTTAACCGCTGCTATATCTGTTGATACGTCTACCGCCGGAGTGCCTACAAGTGTAGTTAGTGATGCCTCAAGAGCTGTTCCGAATAGTTGGTTACTTTCGGGTGTGGTTAATCCGCTTACGCCCGTCTCCGTTACAAGTGGAACGCCGGAATAATCCATAAATATAGAATTACCAGTCGTGTCGTAAGGGCTTGTAAAATCGCTGCGATAGTATCGGATATCATTATCAACAAACTGGAAGTTACCTACGGATGTTTTCTCAATTACAACATCAACAACAGATACCTCTTGACGTATTGACGCTGAGCTTTCTACGACATACGCGCCCCAGAAGTTCCACATACCACTACCGGTGGCTAGTATTGATGCCCACCAACTAACCATTTCTGTTTTTTCGCCAGACCCCGAACCTATAATATCAATATCAATATTGGTTCCATCTTCTGCGTATTTAGTGATTGTGCTCGCATCCCATGCCCACGCCTCAACATCTGTCCAGCTAACTTGCGAAATAGGGGCGGTAAAGCCGGCACTGCTCACAATACCTGTTACCTCTACTGGCTCGTAGTAAGTGGTGGTATTTTGACGCATCCCTCTAACTCGGAAAGTATCACCTGAACTGAACTCCTCGCCATCCGTATAATTTAGGCTCCAGTCTGAAGCCTGAGAGCCATCCTCAACTAATATGCTCATTGTTGTCCAAACAGCCGTACCATCTGCTGTAGTGTTGCCTGGTGTAGTATCCCAAGTTGGCTCACTACCACCGCTTGTGCCTGCTGTTGTGCATCGCATCCACAATAAATTAGGGTATGTGCCAATGCCTGTAGTTCTTAACGCCTTATCACCGATAACATAAGCGGTGGTTGCTGCCCAGTCACTAGCATTTAAAGCTGTGTCGTTAATAGCCTGTATGTATGAATTTGCTATTAGCCCAAGAGTTGAAGCCGTTGCAGTTACCGCTGGCGTGTAATACGTACCATCGTTTGATTGAAAGCGTGTGAAATCTGGATGATCACTACCACCACGGCTTACATAAAATCCATGATCCCCTGCTACGCCCTCAACCAGTCCCTGTATTGTGTCGTATGCAGAGCCTAACTCACCGACTATTTCAGGCCAGTTAAAGGGGTCTTTGCCTTGGTATGTGGCGTCCAAGCTTAGGTTGTAATTAATCTCCCTAAGTATATTTGTACCAGAGTTTGCACCGCCATCTTGCACTTCATAATCGAATGATTTTGTACCAACTACTAGGGGCGCACCGGTATGATCAACAATAGTAATAGTAATTGCTGGGTCACCTGTAGCCGCTGCTATTGCGACCGGCTCCATCGCTACTATGTATAGAATTGGGCTTAGTGTTGATATGCCGTAATCGCTTAGAACATCAGAGCGGGATTCTCTGTAACCGTTGGGCTGGTATTTAAGAACTAAGTGTCCACGGTAATCAAAATTGCCATGACTGGCATCACCATAAGTTTTAATAACTTCATTGAATATTCCGCTTGCTCTTGCGTCTGTGGTGGTGGTGCCGTCTATCTGCTGGAACTCTCCCGTGAATCCCGTAGCTGTACCAGATGACTTAATACCGCTCCAGCTAGCTGTGGTTGCTACCGCTGCTGATAAGTACTCGACACCGGCCTCTATCATATTCTCAATGCTGGCATCTGTTGCACCTTCAGCATCTTCCACTAAGTACAGTGATGCCGCCCCATCCATCTCTAGATTAAACGCTGTGTTTCTCAGTGCAGTCTCAGCTATAAAGCTGTCAATCATTAGACTAAACACGCCTTGAGCTGTCACACCCCATGTGGGTACCGTTAATTCATTCAATGATCTAGACCAGCTAGCGTCTGTTGTGTACGTCAAGCCGTGGCTAGAATCATACTCTCTCGATGCTACTAGATTAATCGTAGTGCTGGACGTACCACTCAGTGTGACACCTGTGAACCTTTGAGGGATAAAGCCTGCTTTTTGAACCGTATAATCAACCGTTTGCCCAGTGTGGGTAAAGACTAAAGATGACCCTGTAGCGCTATCCAGAAGAGTCTGCGTTGCAGTTGTGAAGATTCTTATTGTTGAGCCAGTCTCACTTGAAGTAATAGTAAAGTCATCGGTAGGTGCTGATATAGTAATTGAACCACCAGCAGTAGAAGTGGTAGTGCTGATACCTGCTGCTAGCTGTACTGTAATCGCGTTAGTAGCTGAGTCGTTGTGAACCAGCATAGTGTGACCGGCTTCAACTGTAAGCCCTGTCATAATGTAAGTACCGGCCCCTCCTGAACCTAAAGTAAGATCCTTACCTGAGTTAC